GTGTCAACCGACACACTTCAGCACTAAGAGTACCGGCTGAGAAGTATGTTACGCACAGTAAACATTTTCAGTTTGAAGGCTCTCTAAGCGGGAGTAGCCAAGTTCTAACAAGAAACTTAGTAACATCTCCAGCAAACATAATCAACATGCCTTTCATCTTCTTTGAGTCCACTCTTAAGAAAGGGTCCGTCAATTTAAAATATTACATCACAGGTAGTCTTATCGCAGAGTGTGCAGATACAAAACACAATGGTGAACTTATTGAGACAACTGGTTCCAATGTTGGAGAAACAGTTGGAGTTATAATGTATGATGAAGGTGTTATAGTACTAACAGCATCCCACGCTTTAGATTCTGGAAATAATATAAAATATGCGGGATCATCTGGTGCGGTCTCTAACGCTTCATGGATGTATTTCGGAGCAGGAGCCAATGATGGAATAACTCATGACGCCACAATAGCATCAGCTTCGTTTGGAATAACAGCAAAAGGAACATCCTATACACAGGTTATGACAATGTTCTGTCATGCAAAAAAAGGAGAAATGAATCATTCAAACAACCCGACAAGCTATGACTCTTCATCCGCTGGTAATTCAACACAAACTTTTAACACATCAAGTTATTCATATTCAGAACCAAGAATACCAATAAAAAATATTGTTTCGTCATCTTACTCTGGGCATGATGAAAAGTTTTCGAAAACAACTTACATATCAAAAGTTGGAATATACGACGAAGATGGTAATTTAATTATGATAGCTTCTTTAGCAACTCCTAAAAGAAAGCAGTTAAATGACGAGTTTACAATTAAATTAACTTATGATATTTAAAATATAATTTGACAAACTCTTAAACATATGTTATAATATAAACATGATCTTAGGAATAGACATTAGTACAAGTAAAATTGGTATATCAATAATTGATTACAATGAGAAACTTATATTATCTGAATTGATAAAAATGAAAACATCAGACTCTCTTGAAGTGAGAGCTAAGATCTTCAACAAAAGAATGATTGAAATAAGGGGGAACTATGACATCAAACACATATTCATCGAGCAGCCGTTCATGGCATTCTCAGGAGGAAAAACGACAGCAGTTACTATGGCAAAGTTGCAGCGCTTTAATGGTATGTGTTGCTATGCCATCTATGATTTATATGGCTTTGCTGGTTCGCTCATACAAGCTAATAAAGCAAGAGGCCTCGTCGAACTTAAGATTAAAAGGGGCGACAAGACAAAGCTCAAGGTTATTGAGTGGGTTAAAGAAAAATATCCGAAAGATTTTATCGTAGAGTACACAAGACACGGTAATCCAAAACCGGGAACTGATGACAAAGCTGATGCAATCGTAATTGCAAATGCTGGATTAAAATTAAATCAACAAACAATTTGACAAACTTTGAAAACATGTTACAATATATTTATCGGAGGATAACATGGAAGAGAAACGAAAGATCGTTTCCGATATACTTGGAGGGTATAATCGGAGAGGAAATGAGCACCTATATCATTGCCCATACTGTAAACATCATAAAAAGAAGATGTCTGTCAACTTTGCACAAGGTGTGTTCAAGTGTTGGGTTTGTGACACAAGAGGCAAAAACATCTACAGAATTGTTCGTAAGTTTGGCAACTATAACCAAAGACAGAAGTGGTTAGAACTTGAAGGGCGCCTAGATCTCACAGAGTTCGATAAACTTTTTAACGAGATAAACGAGATAGAAGAAGAGCAGGTCATTGAACTACCAAAAGAGATGATCTCACTTTGCAACAAGCATCTACCAAGATCATCTCACAAGCCCTTAGACTATTTGCGAGACCGAGGAATATCTATGGAGCAAATAAAGCTTTGGAAAATAGGCTATTGCCCAGAAGGAAGATACGGAGGCCGTATTATCATCCCATCATTTAATATGAATGGAGACGTCAATTATTTTATTGCACGTTCGTATGTGGGGCATAAAAGAAAATACCTGAACCCTTTAGCTTCTAAGGACATCATATTTAATGAGCCTGTCGTTCTTGTTGAGGGAGTGTTTGATGCTCTCGTCGCAGGAACACAAGCCATTCCTATTCTGGGCTCCACTTTAAGGACGAGCTCTCGCTTATTCCAGGCCCTTTCTATTAACGACACACCAGTATACCTAGGTCTTGACTCAGATGCCGAAAAGAAGGCTTCTTGGATGATTAAACGCATGCTAGAGTATGATATGGAAGTTTACAGAATAGACACATCAACAGTTGAGGACATTGGCTCAATGTCTGAGAGGCAGTTTTACAACGCCTTTCAAAACGCCGAACCAATAGAGTCAGACTTCTACTTCTTTGAGCGAATGATTAGCAGAATATAAAAAAATAATTTGACAAAACTTCCGTAATGTGTTATAATGATAACATAAGTAATCACGGAGGATATATGACTTATAAGATAGCCCATTTTGCGGACACACATATTCGCAATCTTAAATATCACGAAGAGTATCGTTTTGTATTCAAGCAAATGTACAAGAAACTTCGAGATCAAAAAGTTGACATGATAGTTCACTGTGGCGACCTCGCCCATACAAAAACGCAACTATCACCAGAATATTTTGCTTTGGCAGCAGAGTTTCTAAAAAACCTGGCAGATATAGCACCCACCTATATTATATTAGGAAACCATGATGGTAACTTGCGCAACTCTGGTAGAGAAGATGCTGTCACGCCAATCTCTGATGCTTTGAATCATCCAAACTTGCACCTTTTGAAAGACTCTGGTAACCATAGAGTCGATGCAGGTTTGTCGTTCAATGTGCTTTCTATCTTTGACAGAGAACATTGGGAAGAACCAGATACAGATGGAATAAACATAGCACTATATCATGGAGCTGTACAAGGCTCTACAACCGGTACTGGATGGGCTATGGAGCACGGTGACGATGACATCTCTGTATTTAAAGGTCATGACTTTGCAATGCTTGGAGACATACATAAGCCACAAATACTCGATACCGAAGGTAGAGTACAGTATGCCGGCTCGACAGTGCAGCAAAATTTCTCAGAAGGTACACGTAAGGGTTACAAGTTATGGACAATTAAGTCGGATAAAGATTTCAACGTGCAGCACTGCACATTTGTATCTCCCCGTCCATTTATGACCATTGACTTGGATAAAAGTGGCAATGTTCCAGAGCACTACCATATACCTCGTGGTGCAAGACTGAGGCTTATATCCAGATCAAATTTGCCATCATCACAAATACGCAAAGTGACCGAATTAGCGCGTTCTAAATATTTTCCTACCTCTGTTACCTTTGTAGATAAAAGCACGTCTGAGTTTACGTCCTCGCTTGGAGAAACACACAAGATGGAGAACCTACGTGATCTCTCAGTACAAGAGAGGTGGATTCGAGAGTATTTAAAAGAATACGAGCTAGAAGAAGAAATAATGCAAGAAGTACTTGATTTAAATTCTAAATACAATAAGGAGGCAGAAAAGAATGAAGAAGTCAGACGAAACGTTACTTGGAACATTAAAGAGATGGAGTTCGAAAATTTGTTCAATTATGGTGGCGGCAATCGATTGGATTTTTCAAAGCTCTCTGGAATTGTTGGCATTTTTGGTAGGAACTACAGTGGCAAATCTTCTGTTATTGATTCTGCTTTGTATGGTATTTTTAACACAACGTCCAAAGGAGAGAGGAAAAACGTTCATATCGTCAATCAAAACAAAAACAAAGCATGCATTAAAATGGTTATCGAGGCAGATGGGCAAGAGTATCAAATATGTAGGAATCTTAATAAATCTAGTAAGACCGTCAAAGGAAAGTCCGTCATTAGTGCCTCTGGGGATCTTGATTTCCACAATCTCACTACCGATAGTTCTTGCAATGGTGATTCTATAAAAGATAGTGATAAGAATATTAGAAGAGTCTTTGGCTCTATTGATGACTTCATGATAACATCTATGGCAAGTCAGATGGATTCTCTGTCGTTTATAAAAGAAGGTTCGACGAAACGTAAAGAAACTCTTGCAAAGTTTCTTGATCTTGAGATATTTGATCAAAAATTCAAACTAGCTAAAAAAGATTCTTCCGAGATAAGTGCGTTAATAAAGCGTTTCAAAAACAAAGAATTAACAAAACAGCTTATGATCAAGCAAGAAACTGTTGAAGAAATAAAAGATGACATCGACAAGCAGACTGATTTTTGTAAAAAACACAACAACAGGTATGAAGAACTAAAAGCAGAATTTGACAAGATAAACGAAGAAATTTCGTCTATCCCTACAGAAATTGTGGACATCTATCAAATTGAAGATGCAATCGCAGAAAGAGAAAACGATATCATAAAAGCACACAGCACCATAGCTTCATATAAAGAAATGGTAGACAAGAATAGGGAAATAGCCTCTGAACTTGTGACCTATATAACCTCTCTTTCACAGGATCGTCTTTTTGCACTGGAAGAGTCATGGCAACGATACACAAAAGAATACAGCAGAATACAGTTAGAAATATCTAATGTAAGGATAAAGCATAAAAATGCAACAAAAAAAATAAAGATGCTAGATAACCACAAGTATGATCCAGACTGTAGTTTTTGTTGTGAGAATAAATTTGTAAAAGACGCCAATAAAGCAAAGAAGTTACTACCAGAAATTCAAACAGAATTGGACTCTCTAGCAGTCGAGTCTGCCGAGATGACAGAAAAAATAGATTTTCTGGATATAGACTCTGTTCGGTCAGATCTAGAAAAGCATAAGAAACTTACAAAAAGAAAAGACTTTTTATTGTCTGAGGCGAAAAACTTAGAAATAAAAATAGAGTCTTTTGTATCGAAGGTGTCTCTTTACAAAAATGAATTGGCATCGCTTGAAGAAAAGAGGGAAGAATATGAGCAAAACAAAAATGCTATCGAAAACCTTTCATCGTTAACAAAAACAAAGAATGCAATTAGGACAAAGATGCTTGAGGCAAAACAACGTAAAGAGAAGTGTGATAAAAAAGTGCAAGAGTATCTTGTTGAGCTTGGAGCGGTAAAGCACTCTATCAAGATAATACGCTCAGAAAAAGCCGAACAAGACGCTTTAGAAAGAGGGTGGATAGCTTACGACTTATTCATGAGGTGTATGCATCCAAATGGTATTGCTTATGAAGTAATTAAACAAAAGCTTCCGATTATAAATGAAGAAATACAAAAGTGTCTTTCAACTATTGTTGACTTTGAAATTAACTTTGAAGAAGACGGTAGAAACCTCGATATAAATATAAAGCATCCAAACTATGACTCTCGTCCTATCTCTATGGGCTCCGGCGCAGAGAAAACCATTGCTGCTATGGCAATCAGACTTGCCCTTATTGAAATAACAAATTTACCCAAGTCTACACTATTTATTATGGATGAACCAGCCACTGCTCTTGATCAAGAACATATGGAAGGTTTTATTAGGCTTTTGGAGATGATTAAGACAAAATTTAAAACTATTCTTTTAATATCACATTTGGATGTTCTCAAAGACTGTGTTGACAAGACAATCGATATCCAAAAGCACAATGGCTATGCCAAGGTAAATGTCTAGGAGGGTAAATGTGGATAAAGAAGAGTTCTTACATAAGGTGGAACAGTATATGATAGATAATAAAGAGATAATAGAAAATATAAAAGAAGAGGTTCAAGAAAAAGCCCAGAGCATTGATTTGAAAAAAGCACTTCATTTAAATAATCCAAAGAAGGGTATATTCGATGCCGTTCAAGAAAAGGTAATCTCAAGAAAGCTTCTTGTATTTATTTGCGCAACAGCGCTCTTAGCATCTGCTCAACTAGACCCTGAGACATGGGGAATGATTGCCATGATGTATATCGGTGGACAAACCGCCGTTGACTTTGCAAAAATGTGGAGACACGGTGGCTAGTTTACTAAAAATAAAAGCATGGATAAAGGCTCACTGGAACTGGTTAGTTCTTGTGGGCTTATTCTGTTTGGCTTATATATTGGGAAAAAAAAGTGCTGCTTCTTTCCTAGCTCAAGCTAATATTGCTAAAGACCAATATAAAAAAGATGCCGAAGCTGTTGACAAAGCATCTAAACAAAAAAATAAAAGAGACACCAAGATAGATAAAAAAAGAGAAGAAATAAAAAAAGCACTCATTAAAGAAAGAGAAAAGAAACTGAAACTTGTTAGCCAAGAAAAAACAGACCCAGATGAAGTTTTTAAAAACATAGGAATAAAAAAGAAATGATATTATTACTACTTTCTTCACTAGCATGGGGAGAAGACCCACAATACACTTATTTAGAAATAGGGGAACCTGCTCCGTTCTCAGGTAGATTGTTCAATGACCTTGCGGCTGATCTAATAGCAGAAAAACTGGACAATGGGCCAAAAGAGTGTCAAATAAACTTAGAGTATCAACTCGCAATGCTAGAAGCTGATCACAGACAAGCAATTGAAAAGATAAAAAGTTCTCACAAATTCGATATACAAATCCTTGAAGCAGAAGTGAAAGCAAGGGAAACAAGAATAGAATCTTTAGAAGAATTAAAAACCCCACCAAAAAAGAAATTTTGGTTTTCCTTGGGACTAATTACAGGTGTAGCTACAACAATAGCAATAGCAAATGCGGTGAAATAATGAAAAAGAAAGATCCAAACTATGCTGTTAAAGTCGAACAAGCAATAGTTAAAAAGTATGGTGAAGAAACAGTCCAACACCCAAAAAATAAATGGACTGATGAAAAAGAACGAGAATATGTTAAGCAATTGAAGGACCTTTATAAAAGTAAAGGAGAGCAAGAACAAGAACACGTTGAAGTTAATGGAGTTTTTGTTTCAAATAAACTATTTACAAAAGAAACCAAGCGTTCTTGTCCCGTTTGTAATACATATTCCTTTAAGTCTAACGACGATGTTTATATGTCAAAGTTTGATTGTTGTGAAAAATGCTATATTCAGTGGGTCGAAGGTCGTGAGGATCGATGGCAAAAAGGATGGAGACCAAAAAGTGAAAATAACTAAAAAACAATTAAAACAGATTATTAAAGAAGAGCTTGAAGCGGCACTAAAAACCGAGGGAGAGCAAACTTTGATCAGCACTACAGATATTTCACAACCAGATCCAAATGATAATTTATTCAAATTAATGGATAAAGTGACCGACATGGCTCTTGATAAAATTGGCAAGCGAGATGATCGTGAGGCAGAAGCAGAAATATCTCCCTTATCCAACGAGATTGTAACTGCTAGACTAGCAGATATCGAAGGTATGGCTAATGAAGTGATTCGAAGATACGAACAAGGTTATAAAGGAGAAACTTATGAGTAGTACAACACTAGAAATTATACAAGGACTTTCTAAAGCAGCGGCAAATGCTTATGATGGTGCACATGACGAAAGGTATTCACCAGACGGCGAAATTAGAAGCATGGGGCTCAAAAGAGAAAATGGATGCCCTCTTCTAGACTCACGCGTTATTGATGGTTTTTCTGTTAAGTTTTATGGCAATCGTATGTGTCTTTCCTATCAGTCAGATATTTTGCTCAAAGATGTTTACGCCAATAACTTTGCCGGAGACATTGATCGTCAAATGAATGAGATCAAAAAGTTCTTACAAAAAGAGTATAGAAAAATAACAGGAAACTCTGTAACCCTTACAAAAGATGGAGAAGCAGACGTTCTTGTACAGTCTACATCCAGAGTTCGCTCTTTTGTTAATGCAAAACAAAACTATAAAATATCAGGTATCAAAGACATACCACGACTCGAACCAACTATCGAAAACTCAAGAAAAATAACTAGGACATTTTTAGATCAATTTTCTGACAAACGTCCACAAAATGATACACGCAAAAAAGGAGCAAATCAAAAATGAAAATAACAAACGAACAATTAAAACAAATCATAAAAGAGGAGCTCGGAGCAGTAATACATGAGCAAGAAGAAGATTTTCCTCAATCTCCTCACTTTATTAATATAATCCTGACTCCTGAAGGTATTAGACTTTCAATCAAACCAGATGTCAATGAACCAGGAAAGATTCCCGGTGTTAGAATACCTAAAAGTGCAATAGACCAGATGCATCCTAAAATGTATAATTATATAACTAATATGGGAGTTCATTATGCAGAAGAAGGTGCGGATTGGCATAAAAGCATAAAAAATCCACAAGTAGAAGCAAACTTCTATACTATATTAAAAAGACTTATTGGTAGAGTAAGCTGGGGAGGATCTATTGGCGACTATAGCATAGAAGACCTCAAAAGAACGGATAAAATAGCTTTTTCAAATTATACTGATAGAAGAAGAAAATACACAGATAAAGAAAGAGCAGAATTAGCTCAGCAACGAAAGGCTGCACTTGATAGATAAAAAAAAATGAGTCAAGAATGACACTTAAATTATCAAAGCAAGAAATTGTGAAAGAGATCGTTAAGTCAGGAAAAGATCCGGTATACTTTATTAATAGCTACTGTAGGATCTCTCATCCACTTCGCGGTCTTATACCTTTTAATACATATCCTTACCAAGATGACTTGGTAAAGGATTTTAATGACTATCGTTTCACAGTTATATTAAAAGCAAGGCAGTTAGGTATTTCTACTATATCAGCCGCGTATGCTGTTTGGTTCATGCTATTTCATAAAGAAAAGAATATTCTTGTCATGGCAACAAAATTTACAACAGCTGCCAACTTGGTCAAGAAAGTAAAACAAGTAATGAAAAACCTACCACCTTGGATGCAAGTGGCAAAGATTACAATTGACAACCGAAACTCTTTTGAGCTTTCTAATGGCTCAACAATTAAAGCTGTTGGAACATCGGCAGACGCTGGTCGTTCAGAGGCCTTGTCATTGCTTATTATAGACGAGGCTGCTCACGTTGAAGGCCTTGATGACCTATGGGCAGGTCTTTACCCTACATTATCAACAGGGGGGCGCTGTATTGCTTTATCAACCCCTATGGGTGTTGGAAATTGGTTTCATAGAACCTATACAGATGCAGAAACCGGAGATAACGAATTTCATCCCGTCTCTCTTCCTTG